CTGAGGAGATCGACTTCCAAGCGCGTGCCGCAAGGCGTGTGAGAGGCGAGAGCGGGCTCGTAAAGCGCACGGACCTGAAAGCGAGCAGGAAGACCTTGGAAGCCCGGGCCAAGGCCACAGAAGGCACGACAACCGCTGGCAAAGAACCGTAGCGTTTATGGTCTTCTCGGAACTCGTCAATACGCTCAAATCCGAAGGTTATGACTACTGCGCCACGAGCCAGCTCGAAGACTGGGTGCAGCGCTCCTACGCGCAGATCAGCGCTCAGTACAACTGGCCGTGGCTGGAAGAATCAAAAGAATCGGTAGCGCCCTTTGAAATCAAAGACCTACGCTACATCCTCTCGGTAACCGATACGACCCAGGAACGTCCGCTCTGGGGCACTACGCGCCAGTGGATTCTGGAACGCTACCCAAAACTGGAAGAACAGGGCAATGCGGTTTGGTGGTTCCTCGACAATCTGACGGTTCGCCTCTTCCCTCTGTGCGAAGACAAAGTTGCGGTGCGCTACATCAAGAAAGCGCCAGTCTTGCTGGCTGGCTCAGAACCGCTGATCCCAACCGAATGGCAGTATTTGATCATCGATTGGGCTAGGGTCTTTGCTCTTAAAAATAACGATGAATACTCAATAGCTCGCGAAGCAAAGGCGGATGTGGAAGCGAGCCTCAACGAAATGATCGCGGATCAGCTTCAGAGGGACCGGCAGTCCAACCGCTCCATCGTCAGGACTGCGCCTTATGGCTGCGGCGACCTCTAGTCGTTCGTATCAAAGTCTCCCGTTTGAAGGGTTTCAGGGCGGCCTCAACCTTCTCGATAAGGTCGATGCCATCAAGCCCAGCGAGGCTTGCGATCTGAGGAATGTTCTCTTCACTCAGCGCGGAACGATTGAATCGAGGCCCGGCTTCAACAACCTCACGCCCTCGGAACTGACGAACCGCGTAGAAAGCCTCTCTCCGTACTACACGGCCTCAGGGACCAAGCAACTCGTGGCCGGGTGCGGATCAAGGCTGGAGACGATCTCAACCGCAGGGAGCGTCGTAGCGAGCGCTACGGGCCTCTCAGGAGGTATCTGGGACTTCTGTCGCTTCGGCAAACCCAACGAAGAGGCCGTCTACGCTGGCAATGGCCTAGATGCTACGCGCAAGTGGGACGGCTCCAACTGGACCGCCCCGACCGTGACGGTCGATGGCGCTGGGGCTAAAACCGGCGTCAAGGCCTCCTCTCTTTGCATCCTCCCTGCCTACAACCGCCTCGTCTTCGGAGGCTTCTCGGGCAAAACGAGTGGCCCGGGCGGCGCGGAATCTTCGCCCAGCCACGTCTACTTCTCAGAAGAAGGCAACCCGGAGGCCTTCGAATCAACCGCCTACATCCAGTTCACGCCGGGGGACGGAGAGAAAGTCCTAGCCGTCGTAACCTGGCGGGAATTTGTCTTCGTCTTCAAGGAAACCAAGTTCTTCGTCATCACCGATCAGGCGAGGGATTCCGAAAACAAACCGGAATTCGTCTTCCAAACGATCGAAACCGGCGTCGGGCTCGCCTCCCCCCGTGCCGTCTGTATCCATCAGTCCGGCGTCTACTTCATGGGCAGAGGCGGCGTTTACAGGACTACTGGCTCGGAGCCGGAACAGGTCTCCAACGCAGTAGAACCGATCTGGTCGGGGGACATCAGCCTCTTCTACAAAGGCGGCGTCCTGGCCTTCAGCGCGATCAACAACTGCGCGATGGAAACCTGGGACGAAAAGATCTATCTGACCTTTCCGACTAACGAAGCGGCTAACCGCCAGCTCGTTTACAGCCCGGAATACAAGTGGTGGTCGCTCTCCGACCTACCTGCCTCTTGCTTTGCGACCTTCCGGCCTGAAAACGAAACTGAGCTGGTCTTCGGCTACTCCAGCGGAGAAAAGATGATCGGGCGGCACAAAACCAGCTATACGAACGATGACGGGAAAGCCATCGTGGAGCGCTGGCGCTCAGGCTGGTTTGACCTTGGGAGCGCCGATATCAAGAAGGTCCGGGCTGCGAAGGTTTGGGGCACCGGCAGGGTCACGATGGAGATCGACAAAGATTTTCAGGAATCCAGCGGGAAAGCGGAAGCTCTCGATCTTTCTGGTTCGACCGGGACCATCTTCGGCGGTGCCGGGGTCTTTGGGGGCGAAGGCTTCTTCGGGGATCTCTCAGCCGGTCTTGTCGGCAAAGAGCGAAGGATCGCTCAGAGGGGGACGACGATGTCAGTCCTCTTCACGAACGAAGTCCTAGATCAGGAGTTCACGATCCACCGAAACGAGCTGTTGGTCCCGGGCCTTGACGAACCAGCGCGGATACAGGCGTAACTCGTTCTCGATTGCAGGCGTTGACGTAGATCCAGGCTCCAACCGGATCAGGGTTGTAGGTCACGTCAAGCGCGGTCGTAAAGAGCGTCGTCAGCCCTTCTTTCCCTTGAAGCTGGAAGGCATAGCCAGAAGGCCCCTGTTCTTGCCCATAGCGCGACACCGGGACTTCTCCGAGGCAACGCTGGAAACCTGAGGCCCAGGTAGTCAGTTGCGTGTCGCGGCCTTCTAGGGCGCTTACACGGCCTCTCAGCGCTTCTATAGCCGAAGCCTGCTGATTCAACCGTCCCTGAGCTTCTTCTAGTTCAGCTTGCAGCGCGAGCGTCAGCCGCTTCAGATCCGTGACCTTGTGAGCTACGCAGGCAAAGCGGCACTTGGCAACGGCGCTTGCAGGGAAGAGGGCAAAGAGCACTATCGCGACAACGAGAGCGCGTCTCACCTTGACCGCGCTTCATCGTAGCGTTCCACGGCCGCGATAAGCCGCGATTGGCTCATTGCGTGGCCATAGCGCGCCGTAGCCTCTAGCTCTTCTAGCAGGACTGTCCGAAGCTCTCCGACGTTGCTGTAGGTCTTGCGCTTATTGAGCAGCGTTTCGATTCTTCGCAAGTGACCTTCGTGTTTCATTATGTCCACAATATCAAGGATCAGAAACCTCCATGGCTCTATTCGCTCTAACGATCTCAAAAGAAGAGTCTCGCGAATCAACGGCCTTCGGGACGCTGCCAACTGCTGACCTGATCAAAGAAGTCAAAGTTGGGGAAGCCGGCTTGCTACGAGTCGGCTACTCCGCCCGCTTCAAATCGAGCGTCTCAGCCATGGGTCGCGCCGCCATCTTCCTCGGCGCCAACCAGGTCAAGCTCTACACGACCGAAGCGAAAGCTGTAGCGGCCTCAACTGTCGGTACGGGCTTCCGCGCTCTTTCAAGCTCAAACATCGGGCTATCGACCTATGCCTCCGGGGACGCAACCGGGGTTGATGCGACCACAGGGCAGTTGATCTCCCTGAACCTCGAAGGAGGCATGGCGACCCTCTGGGTAGCGCCTGGGACCTACGACGTGTCGATCCAGTTCAAAGCCCTGGAAGGCAAAGTCGTAGCGAAGGAACGCCGCATGTGGTGCGAGACGCCTGAATAGGCACGAGCGCTACATCTTGTTATGACAAGAAACGCTACGGTCTCTGGTCGGCAGGGACCGGGTGACCGAGACTTGCTGCGGGGCCGGGCGTTTTGCCCGGAACTGCTAAAGCGAACAAGAAAGACGGATTGAACTAAATGGCCGGAACTTACGAAATACCTGCGATTGGAAGCTCCAACGAATCGCAGGAGCCGAAGATCAAAACCTTCATCGAATCTTGGAACGGCAAGCTCGATTCGACAAATAGCCTGGAAGGGGCGAATCTCTCGAAAGGCGTTCTCGGGCGCTGGTATGCGCCTGTCGAAATCGCGACGGAACAGGAACGAGAATCAGCGACCTTCGGCAAACTGGCGACACCGGATGAAGTCACTGGTGTTGTGCTTCCGAAAAACGGCCTCATCGTTATTGGGTATCGGGCGTTCTTTAAATCAAGCGTTAACAATGCTGGCAAGGCAGCCATCTTCCTAGGCGCTAACCAACTAAAGGTCTGGGGTATGGGCGCTCCAATTGTGCAGGAAACTAGCACGGAAGGAACGGCGGAAATACATCCCCTGGTTTCTTCTCCTAATGGCCTCGCAACGGTTGGGACCGTTAGCACAAGCGTCGTTACGACCGGACAGGCCCTGAGTGCTTTTCAAGGCCTCTGCTACGTCTTTGCAGAAGCGGGGACATACAGCGTTTCGGTTCAGTTCAAAGCGACTTCAGGCAAAGTCGCCGCCAAAGAACGAGTCCTCCAAGTTGGAGTGATCGGCGTCTAATGGGAAGCCTATTCGCTACAGAAGACAAATATGCAGGGAGGGGACGCTTCGGCGTCTCCTCTTACGGCTGCTCGGTCATCCTGACGGCCAAAAAGAAAATTCCTAACGCTACGGGCACGGCTATCGCCTGGGACTCCGACGCAGGAGCCCTCTGCTTCAATG